CCAGTCCATCCTCCAGGAATTGCCCATCCAAGATGATAAGATCCTGGTCCTCCACCGTTATACCACCAAATTTCTACATCTAGTGTTTTGTTTTCACTAACATCATATACTGGAGTATATGGGCTCCATCGTACTCCTTGCTCTACCCATTGATTAGATGCAAGTTCTCCATTAACAAACATTCTAAACCCATCATCTGTGTATCCTGCAAAAAATGTTGATGTCCAGTGGTCTGGCACTGTTATCTGTCCAGAAAACTTAACTATAAAATTTTCATATCTATTTCCACATACTGGAAGTTGCATGTGGTTTGAGTTCCATGTACCAGAACAAATCACAGAGCCTGGGACTGCCTGATTGCCATTTCTTAAAAGATTGTAAACAGTATATTCCAAACCTTCTCCTCCAGCAGCCTGCATATTAGACTGTGTGGTTTGAAGATTAATGTTGGCTATTCCTAATGCTTCCTGAGCATCATCTTTATTTGTTAAGGCTAATTCAACTGTAGCTGTTTGTCCCTCTACTGAGGACTGGGCTAAGGAAAGGTTTGATGTTTTTGTATTAAGTGTTGATAGAGAGTCTGCTTCTGTTTCTACCGCTTCATCATATTCTTCTTCTGCTGAGATTTTATTATCCCTAGAAGTTATGGCAGATTGATATTTATCTTCAGCTATTGATATTAATTCTTGTGTTTGCGCTTTGTCTGTTAAGTTTTGTATTTTAAAATTTAGATCAGCAATTCTTTCTGCTGCAATTGATATAGGATCATTACCGTTTGCTGGAGTCATAAAAAGCCAGCCAAATGCAAGCATGGTGGCAGCTGTTATTCTAAATAACTTATTCCTAGTCAACTATATCTCCTAAACAAACCTTTTGTTTATTTAGTTAATTATAGCATCAAATCATTTAGGATTATCTGTCTTGTAGAATCCGTTGCCTTTGAATTGTATACCAAATGAACCGTAGTGTCTTTGCATTTTATTACCACAAGATGAACAAAGATACGATGGCTCTATGTCTAAAATTGATCTTTCCTTTGAAACTATGTTGTCTACAGAACACCCACATTTGTATTCATATATTGGCATTACTTACCGCTCTTTTTCCTCGCTTTTGCTAAGGCATCAAAATCTTTGACCTTAGTTTCTCCCATGTATCCCCACGCATGTCCATCATTAATCATTTTGTGATTGATAGAAATATCAGATCCATCTAGAAATACCCAACCTAAAATTCTTCCATACTTTTCAGATGAATCCATCTTTTCTGTTTTAATAACAACAGTTTTTGCTGAATCAATTGCATTCTTTAAATATAATTTAGCTTCAAGTCCAAGAGCTTTTTCCATCTTGTCTGTTGTTCTTGATTCTGGTGTGTCTATGCCAGCCAATCTTACCCTTGAACTAAATGAGATATCAAATCCAAGATCAATGTCTACATCGATTGTATCCCCATCTACAACTTTTGTGACCTTCTTAACATAATACTCAAACATGATTCTCCTTAATATTAATGAGCAGTTTTTAGACTTGCTCAGGTCTATCCCAAGGCGTAACTATTGCCCGTGTCCCATCAGATGGAACAATACCATTATACTACTTCTTCTTTTTCTTACTTATGTCTGGGCCAATAACAAATTCTTCTGGTGTAAATGAGTCAAGAATTTCAAATGTCTTTGGCTTTGCTTCTTCTGGAACTAGTCTAATTACTAGAACACGAAGAACGCCATTCTCCATTGAAACGCCTGCCACATTCATATATTCTGATAATGAGAATGTTCTAGAGAAATCTCTAGCTCCAATTCCCTTATGAAGATATTTATTTGAGTCTTCATCTTCTGAAGAGCCCTTAATTGTTAGAACATTTTTTTCCTGTTCAACAGAAATGTCTTCTTTCTTAAATCCAGCTAATGCTAACTCAATTAAATAAGTATCTTCACTGACTTCAACTAGATTATATGGTGGGTAATTTGTAGAATTATGCATTACCTTTTCGAGATCCTTAAATTGGCGGTCCCAGCCAATAAAAAATGGATCTTTAAAAAGATCCAATGTAAATGTGTTTACCATGTTATTCCCCTTTCAAGCGAATAAATTAATATATGGACCCTCTATTGAGCGGTCCATATACTATTATATCAAATGGTTTTTTAGATGTCTAATATCTAATCCGCCTGTGCCCTCGGCAGGAATCGAACCTGCGACGCTTGGCTTAGAAGTCCAACGTTCTGTCCACTGAACTACGAAGGCTTATTAATTAATCGTTTGGAATGTCTTCATCAAAATCAAGAAGGCCAAGCTCTTTTGCTATTTCAACACCTTCAGGTGTCAAGGATATAATAGCTTCTAAATTATCATCATACTCTACATTTAAGTAGCCTTCTTCGTATAAACCTAGCAATGCATCATCGACATAATCCTGATGCATTTCCCATAACTCTGGTGCTTCTGTTTCCGCCTTATCGGTTATTTCATATATTATTTCGCCATCTTCATCTACACCAGAAAGCTCTAGTGCTCCTATGCTTAAATAATAAGATAACTTTTCACTATACTCATCTTCGTCCATGGCACCCCAATCCATAAATTAATTATACTATTAGTCGTGCAACAGGTAGGACTTGAACCTACGATTACCGAATTATGAGTTCGGGGCTTTAACCAACTAAGCTACTGTTGCCAGTAACCTATTGTAAGCTGCCATCCTCATTTTTGTCAATAGTAGATTCTACTAGTTGCTGAACATAATCAGAGAAATGCTTTCTTATACTTCCCTGTGGTCTTGATCCAAGAACTTTCCATATTCGTGTGTATTCAATTACGTTAGCAAATGTGGTGGGACATAATGAGATGCCATTGTATTCTTTTAATACAGTAGGAAGTGGTACATGCTTACCACAGCACTTGCAATCTTTTGCTTTAATCTGATATTCACTCATATTATTTCCATTCTATTCATCGCATCACGTAGATCTTCTGGCATCCTGGGAGCCCTAATCATATTTTGAACATACTCTACTTCGCCATCATTACTCTTATTAAAATCATTATCAAATGACATAGACTCATATGTATGAATTTTGACTTCATCATTTCTGTCTGGCCTTGTCCTACTAATAGCATTATATATAGATCCACATACAGCATCTGCAAGGTCCTTGGAACCTTTTCTAGGGTGGTCTACTCTATCTCTCATAATCTTAAGCTGCAACAACTCATCAATTAATAAGTTAATTGCTGGTCCTTTTATTCTATCTTCCGCTACAACCATGGCCATGTCGTCATAATGCTTTTTAGCAACTGATAAAGTTTCAGTATTGATTCCATATGTTTTTAATTGCTGCATCATGTCGTGAGAGTTCCAGCGGTCAAAGGTGCATACACGAATATTAAATCCTCGTGTCTTCAAAGAAAGGATATAGTCTTTTACTTCTGTAAAGTCTACAGACTTTTCTGCGGTTGGCGTCCAGTATCTTACTGCATCAACAACTACTATAGGAGCTGGCTGAGAATACTCATTAGTTACTTTAACATTTACCCAACGATCAACATGTGCCATGGCCACAGCACAATGGTCATGCTTCTGTGCAAGGTCAACGTGTAAGAAATATACTTTGTCTGGGTCTGGCTTAAACCATTCTTCAAGTCTGCCAAACTTATCTACACCCAAAGATAGGTTGCTAAATGCTTTTTCAATCTTTTCTCTAGACTTAAAAAAAGCATCAACCATTTCTGGTGGCATACATGCAAATCTACCTAGAGCATCCATGCTATTTTTATAAAAAGCTGTCTTAAAATCTTCAATGCTTCTTGTTGGGTTTACTTCCCATGTTGGTCTTTTTAATGCATATACCTTTGGGATGAGATAAGACTTAATGTGATCTTCCTCCCATTCAATTTCAAACTCATTGCCTTCCGTCCCATCTGGCAATTCCTCGTCCATCTTAAACCTATGGCTACGAACAACAGTTTCTTTCTCGCCAATAACTGATTCATAAAACTTTTGAATAGGGTCGTTTTTAAAACGTGGAAAAGAAAGCAGAATAACTTTTCCAAAGTCTGGGAAACGAGAGTCTACTGATGCACGATACATATCATATATAGCGTCAGCAGTTTTAGCTTGATCGTGACCAGTTGTATTATCAATTGCAAAGCCTGAAATTTCATCAAGGATGACTACGATAACGTTGTATCCTTCCCATGCTTCACGCTCTGAGTGACCTGAGTGAACTGTTACTGCTTTATCAAACTTCATTTCAGATGCTTTGTCTGTATACTTGCCAACAAACCATGGAGATTTTTCGATACGTGTCTTAAATCCTTTAAAGAAAACGTTATTTGCCTGCTGAGCGTTAATAGCAATATTTAGAATATCAATTGCATCACCAGGAGGTTTACCATAATAGGTTGCTGGGTCTTTTAAACACAATAGTAAATACACTATATAAGATACAGCAATTGTTGAAGAGTAGTCTTTTCCAGAACCCTTTCCTAGTTGAGCAATAACTTCAGTAGCAGTCTGCTTAAACATTCTCTTGCCCTCTTCTTCGCCAAAGAGTTTGATTAGTGTAGCTTCTTTATAAATCTGAGATGATTTCTCAATGAGGGTATACTGTAATTCTGAAAGAGGTGGGAGTCCTAGATAGGCAGGACTTGTTACAAATGTGCGAAGATCAACTGGACGCTCTTCAAATTCTTCGCCATCCAGCATGTCAATAATATCATTGAAATCAAAGTCCACTTGCATCCTCTACTACGACTGATTCGACTATGCCAGTGATTTGTGATAATCTTCTGGCAACATCCATCTTACATTTAGGGCATGAGGCTGTAACTTCTTTAAGGATACCTACTAAGATCTCTTGCTTTCGTTCTGTTTCTGCCAGCTGTCCAGCAAGCTCTGCATTATCTAGCAAACCAACTTCTTGAAGCATTCCAATTCTTTTGCCTTCAATGTCTGCGATTAACTTTAGAGCTCCAGACTTAACGCTTAGCTGTCCAGATTGATCTGCATCCTCTACTGTCTTCCATGCTTCTTTAATGAGCATGGCATAGTGTTGATCAGCACCTGAG